GCGCTCGAAATCAAACTGAAAGCCGCTGTCCGAAGCGCCTCAAAAGGTGATCGTAGCGTCACCTACGCCTCGATCGAGGAGATATTGAAACTACGTGATATCATGAAGGCTGTCGTAAACGTAGCGGCAGGAATTAACACGCGATGCACCTACGCGAAATTTCAAAAAGGGTAGTAGCGTGAATCTCCTCGATAAGACCATAAGCTGGTTTTCTCCTGGCGCTGGCCTCCGTCGCGCCCGCGCCCGCGCTGCCCAAGATGTTCTACTTTCGTACGAGGGCGTACGTTCTGCTCGTCGTCAGGGCGGGTGGACGACTAGCGGCACAAGTGGGAACGCTGAGATGGGACCGGCACTTGGGAAGTTGCGCGATAATGCCGAGGATCTTGCGCGAAATAATGCTTTCGGCGCAAAAGCCGTTCGTCGCTGGTGCAGGCGCGTCATTGGCTATGGGATTACGCCGCTAGCTGATACAGGCGACCTGAAAGTCAACGCAGGCATCGATGCGAAGTGGAAGGCATGGACTACAGCCTGTTGCTCTGACCCGCGAATCAATATCTACGCCGCTCAGCGGATGATAGCGCGGACGGCATTCACGCGCGGTGAGTGCCTAATTCGCCTATGGGATCGATTTTCTTCGGATGCCCTGCCGGTTCCGTTTCAGATCCAAGTACTTGAGCCTGATTATCTGGATACCTACAAAACCGAAATGCTAGCAGGCGGCGGCTATATTCTTCATGGTGTTCAGTTTAATGCCTTCGGACGATTGGAAGGTTTCTGGTTATACGGTTATCATCCCGGCGAAGTCTTGCAAATATCGCAACGCGGGATTTCCAGTAAATTTATCCCTGCGGATTCGATGATTCACCATGTTCCGCTTGAACGGCCCGGTGATGTGCGCGGAGTATCGCGGTTCGCACCAGTCGTCAACAAACTCCGGGACATCGACGAGTATTCTGATGCGAAAATCATAAGGCAAAAAATGGAAGCGTGCCTGGCTATATTCATAGGTCAGGAAGAAGGGCCAGACGGGCAAACGCTGGGGGGAGTCATTACTGATGCGGCCGGTAAACGCGTCGAGACGTTTGAGCCCGGCATGATTGCTTACGGGCAAGCGGGGCAAAAACCAGAGTTCTTTTCCTCGTCGCCGTCTGGAGACTACGCCGCACATAAGAAGATCGAACTCAAGGAAATAGCCGCAGGCTTGGACCTTCCCTATGTGATTCTGGCTGATGATTTGGAGGCTGTAAACTACTCCAGCTTTCGAGGCGGCGCTATAGATGAGCGGGATGCGGCTGACGAATATCGCTGGCTCTGGTTCATCCCTCAAGTCATGGATCGGATTTGGGCACGCTTCATTGACAAGCTCTTTGCTATGGGCGAGATTCCAGAATCCAACTATGGCGTGCGTTGGAATCCGCCTCCGTTCGATCTACTCGACCGTCTGAATGAAGCTGAAGCAGATGAACTTGAATTACATATCGGAAAGAAGACCTGGCCGCAACTTATCGGAGATCAGGGCAACGATCCTACAAAGCAGTTGGAGGATATCATGCGCTGGAAAGCATTGCTAGATGCGGCTGGTGTAAGTTTTAGTCAGAAGGGAGCCACGAATGCAAACGATCAAACTACCACTGCAACGCCTCGACGCAGCGTTCGCCCCGAGTGAGGCGAACGCGGAGAACCGCACCGTTCCGCTTGTCTGGTATGCGGGAGCTACAGTTCTGCAATTTAACTGGCAAGATGGTCTTCACAATCTGAAGCTGTCCATGGACCCGAAGGCCGTTCGCCTGAAGCAACTCAACAGCGGGCGGGCGCCTTTCACGAGCGGGCACGCCAGCGCCAATGATCCTACGGCAACGCTCGGGATTATCCAGCAAGGCAGCGTGCGCCTCGATGGAGACAAGGGGCGCGCCCTGGTGCGGTTCTCGAAACGGCCCGATGTGGAGCCGTTATTCCAGGACGTGCTCGACGGCGTATTGTCGAACGTGAGTGTCGGCACTCGCCTCCATCGCATGAAAGAGATAACGGAGAAGGACGACAAACTCAAGACCTTCGTGGCGCTCGACTGGGAGCCTTACGCTGTCGCCCTAGTCGGAGTCGGAGGGGACCCAGGAGCACACTTCGCTGCGGAGTTCAGCGAGTGCGAAGTGGAATTACATGATCTTGTAGTTGAAGCGCGGGCATCTGGCCCAAAGGAGCAACCGATGGAACAGGAACCCATCGTGAATACGGGCATAGAGGCCCGTGTAGTTGAGACGAGCTTGCCGGTAGTCGCGGCTGCTGACGCTCAACTCAACGCCGCGCATAAAGTCGGCGTGACTGCAGAACAGGGCCGCATCACCGGCATCCTCCGGGTTGCCAAAGTGTGTGGTCTAACCATGGAGTTTGCGGAGAAGCACATCGCAGCCAACACATCGCTGGAAAACTTTCGCACTCTCGCTATTGACGAACAGGCCGCAGGCGCCGCACGCCAAGAGGTACCGCATGTGCGCGTGGACATCCTCCGCGATCAGGGCGATACGCGGCGGCAGAGCATGACCGGTGCCTTGTTGGAGCGTTTCGATTCAGGCAAGTGGGAACGCGAAGAATACAGCAAGAGCTACCGCTTTCACAAGGAAGGCGGGCAGGCGTTCTTTGAGGGTGCTCGCAACTACGCATCTTGCACATTGCTGGACATCGCCAAGGAATGTCTCGCCAACCAGAACATCCGGTGGCAGAACAAGAGCCGAACGGAGATCGCACAATTGGCTTTCCAGGGTTCAAGCGATTTCCCCTTTATCCTGGCCGACGTTGCCAATAAGACTTTGCGCGCCGGCTACGATATGGCCGAGTCCCAGTGGCGCCTGATCGCGTCTCGACGGACGGCCGCAGACTTCAAGGACCAGAAGGAACTGACCATCGACCTGTCTTCGCGTTTGGCGATAGTTCCCGAGTCCGGGGAGTTTAAGCGCGGCGCTCTAGTCGAAGGCAAGGAGACCTATAAGCTCGCCACCTACGGGCGCATTATCTCCATCACGCGCCAGGCGATCATCAATGACGACCTGGGAGCTTTCACGCGCACCCCACAGTTGCTCGGACAGGAAGTGGCAATGCTCGAGGCCGACACGGTTTACGGCATCGTCAAGTCCAATGTGGCCATGCGGGATACCTTTTACTTATTCGGGACCGAACACGTCAATCTGATGGGCACGCCCGCGGCCATCAACGTGGCAAATCTCGGGCTGGCGAGGGTCAAACTCATGTCCCAAACCAGTACCGGCGGCAAGACGCTCGGCATCCAGCCGCGATATCTGCTAGCCTGTGCGACGATCTCGCAGGTTGCGGAACAGTATTGCAGCGCGAACTTTGTCGCCTCTTCGCAGGCCAACATCAACCCGCTCGCCGGCCGCCTGGTTCCGATCATTGAAGCTCGGTTGGACGTGACCGATGATTTCGGGACTGGCTCGTCGACGGCGTGGTATCTGTTCGGTGATCCCGTCCAGCCGAACGCTACGGTTCTGATCTACGCCTACCTGCAAGGGCAGGAAGGCCCCTACACTGAGACCCGCAACGGTTTCGATGTGGACGGCGTGGAAATCAAGATCCGCCATGACTTCGCCGCCGCTGCAACCGACTGGCGCGGTGCGGTAAAGAATGCCGGAGCGTAACAAGGATCAGATAAAACGCGGGCGGTGAAGGTTGCCCGCGTTTCACCTGAAAGGAAAAAAGGAGAATTACCATGCAGAATTACGTTCAACCTGGAAAGAATGTTGCTGTGACGGCGCCCTATGCCCTGACTTCCGGCCACGGTTGTCTGGTAGGATCGCTATTTGGCATCGCGTGCAACGACGCGCTGATCTCTACAGCTGTTCAAATCACAACGGAGGGCGTGTTTAGTCTGCCGAAGACATCGGCTCTCGCTATTGGAATGGGCGATGTAGTCTATTGGGATAACACACTTCATGTAGTCAACAAGACCACCAGTGATACGCCCGTAGGCGTCGCTCTGATTGCCGCGCCGAATCCGAGCGCGACTGTTGTGGTGCGGCTTTTCGCCGGCTACAATCCGCCGCTCGATGCTACTTTGATCCGGTATAAGAAACAGACCATCACGAATGCTCAGGTCAAAGCTCTGTTCGGAACCGGAACCGAGGTCATTCCCGCGCCCGGCGACGGCAAGGTGATCGAAGTTGTTGAATTGGCGCTCGTCAACAATTACTCCATCGCGGCATTCGCCAACGGTGGGGCGATTCAATTATCGTATGGGGCCGGCGTCACCATCCCCGCGACGGCTACTGTTGCAGCAACGTTCCTAACCTCTCCGGCCGCCAATCAGATCATCAAAGTGGCAGGCGTATTGGGTACGAACCTGCTCTCGGCGATCAATAATGTCGCAGTGAATCTCGCGTGCGCTACTGCGGAGTTCATCACTGGCTCGGGTACGGTCACGGTCATGGTGGGTTACCGCGTCCACACGACCTAACTGACGGGCGCAGGCCCAATCATCCCCTTGGGGCGGTTATGTTCCGCCCCGCTCTTTCCCCATGAGCGACTTCGACGACATTGCTGAAGGCATGAATGATGCCATCCTCGGTACATTCGGAGATGCCTGCACGTACACCCCGCCGGGCGGTGTAGCATTCGCGGTCGATCTTGTGTTGGAGAAACCCATGGAGGGCGACCCAGATTACCCCGGCGCGTTCATGCGAGCCTCTGGCATCCTGGCTGATTTCACGACGGCGCCGGCGACTGGCGGCCTGGTCACCGTGGGGTCTGATTCCTACGTAGTCTTCCAAGTGAACGAAGACGGGACTGGACTCGTGATTCTTTCTCTCAAGCAACGCTGATGCTGAACCCTGCTGATCTATTGGATGCTCTTGTCCTGAAGTTGCGTGCTATCCCTGAACTTGTGGAAGAGATGGGCGGCGCGCCAACGAACATCCGTGCCTATCACCACCGCTGGCCTCATGTGAGTTACCTTCAGGTGGCGCTCGTGCAGGCCAAGGCTCCGGCGATTCTGGTCGTCTGGCGCGAGACGCGGCCCGGAAATATAGAGACTGCCGAAGCCTGGCAGCACGACTTCTCACTGATCGTCTTGCCGCGCGAAGAGGCCACTGCGGAAGTTGAAGGCGAGGCAGCGGCTTACGGTCGGATCTTCGGGCTAATCGTCAACGGCGTGCCAAAGGATGACACGGCTGAAGGCAACAAACTGCTCAATGAAACAATCCATTCGGGTTGCTACCCGATGAACATACCCACATTCAGCCGCCAAACGATCATGGTGAGTGCCGAGGCCAGCATGGATTACTTCGATGCCCGGATAGTTCTGGCGGAAAAAGGAGACAACTAACATGAAAAACCTTCTGACTGTCTTGATATTCTGCGCCGTGGCCGCCTTCGGGCAGACCACGCATAGCGTCATGTTGACTTGGACGGACACGGCGAATCCCGCTGGCACGACGTACAGCGTCCATAAGGCAGTGGGTCCGTGCGCCTCTGCGGTCTTCACCACGGCGCTGATTACGGGGGTGGTCCCGAAGACCTATCAGGAGACGGGGCTGAATCCTGGAAATTTCGCCTACGTGGTGCGGGCGGTCTACCAATTGGCGGAGTCCGCCAACAGCAACTGTGCGTTGGCGGCCGTGCTTCCGTGGGCACCGACCGGGCTGGACGTGTCGGTCGCTGGACAGGTGGCCTCGATGATCTGGGTTGATACTCAGAACCCCGCCGGCACCACCTGGAGCGTGCAACGTGCGGTGGGGCTGTGCTCGGGCAGTCCGACATTCAGCACAATTGCGACGGGCCTGACGACAAAGGCATACACCGACAGCACTGTCACAGCAGGCCAATACTGCTTCCAGATCACGGCGACGACGAACGGGATGCAGTCTGCTGCCAGCGGAACGGATTCGGCGCAGATCCCGGCGGCGGCCCCTACCGGATTGACTGTACAGGTCCAGTGATGTGCGATGGGATTACGTTGGATAGCATTGGCGGTCTGCGTTGTCT